AACGGAGTAACGAGGAATTGGTGAGCCTTCCCAAATGGCCCGTAAGTGCTAGAAAAGATGGAGCGGGAGACGGGACTCGAATCCGAAGCTATTACGTTTCACCCGGTTTCAGTGGGTGCTAACTGGTTTGTTTTCAGCTCAGCTTGTGCGGCCCGTCTCACCTTGTTTCAGCGTGTACCGGCGGTTGGTTATCACGAGGTTATCACGGCGGGCCCAATCAGCACAGATGCGGTAGGGCTTCAGGGAAAGGGACGCGAGGATATCAGATACAACCGCTCGTCTCCGCCGAGCAATTGTCGCGCGTCCCTCAAGTCGCTGATGGCTGAGGCGAGCACGAAGATTGATTTTTTTTTGCCAGCACGGAGTGCCTTCGCCAGGGCCGCATGAGTCGATTTCAGGGAAGCGGGGACGCATGCGAAGAGTACTATTCCACGTGACAGGAGGGTCAGAGACTGCACGCGTCCCGTTAGCGCGTCCCTTACTTACCTGGATGGCCGCGTGGAAACGGAGATTGTTTTTCACCCGCCCTGCGCCTAGCCAACTCCGCGATCGTCTTCGGTGCCAACCGCAAGACGCCGAGAAGCACCGGCAGCAGGTGCAGGTCGCCTGCGACCTCGCCGCAGCAGTGCGCCAGACCTTGGACGTAGCGACGCACGCTTGCGAGGTTTCCGATCGGCACCGGGAAATTCGCTCCGCAGAAATCTTTTTCTGGCGGAGCGGCGGATAAAATCCGCCCAGATTTTGGCCCAGAGCGGACCAAAACAGTATCGGGAATTTCTTTCCTGGAATGCTTTTTCCGGCGGAGCGCCGGAAATAATATCTGCTGCCTTATCCGCAATTCCGGCGGCAAAATCTGAAAATTCGCCGCAACGATCGCGCCGTTTTCGTGTATGCTTAATTCGGTGCCTGTGTCTGGCATGGGTACCTCCTTTACGCTTGATTGGATATGGCGGGCCACCGTAGCTGAACGGTGGCCCGTTTCGCTTTTAAGCGCCTACTCGCGGCCCCGCCGCGCCGCATGCTGCGCGTTATGCTCCGCCGCCGCCGGCGCCTCCAGCACGGTGGGCGTGCCCGCCACAGCCGGCGTCAATCGCACCCGCGCGGTCGAGGTACCCGAACCTGCAGCGGCGACTACCCAACCGATCGAAGCCGTGCCGGCCAGGCCCACCAGTCCCGTTGCCGGCGTCACCTTCGCCACAGCGCCGGCGGCCAACGCGTCGGCCACAACTTTGCCGATATCAAAAACGCCCTCGACGGCGACCTCGACCGCCGCGCCCGAAGCCGCATCACACGCGGCAATGCCGACGATCGCGCCCAAGATCACAACCGAACCCGCCGTTACGGCAGCCGGCGCGATGATAGTGATCACATTTCCCGGCTGAACAAAATTTCGCATCTCAACATCCTCCTTTCGGCCCAAGGCCGCGATCATAGCCGACAGTCATCACGCCGGCAGTACTTAGTCCAGCCGCAGCGGCGGCCTCCTGCTTCACAAGGTTCAAGGCTGCGTACACGTCAGCCGGTCGCAGAAACTCAACCCGTCCAAGGCTTGGTGTTTCCACCGCCACGGTGTTGTTTCCCAGCTGACTCACTAATTGCGCGTACAGCGCGGCCCAATCCGGTTGTGTAGGTTCTGCCATGTTACGCTCCTGGATTTTTGTACGCACCCTGGCTGCCGATGACGCCACAGCCGTAATCCAACTGGCAGAGCACCTCGGTGCCGTCGATATCAGATCCGCCGGCGAAGCCCACTCGAGTACTCACGCGCGGACCCTCATAACCAGACAAATAGGAAAATTCGAGGCAGGGAGCAGTAGCTACATCGCCGAACAAGTACCACGGCAGCGTCTGCCCCAGCTTGTCCAGGCGCGGATCGACCACCAGTCGCACGAAGTCGGTGAACACATTCGCATCCTGCGTTTGCGGCGGGTAGATCGCCGCCAGCGCCTTCTGCGCCGTGGTTTCCTGCGTGGCCGGCGCGAGCAGATACATCGGGCGGATGTCGATCGGCTGGCCGTTCTGGTTCGACTGCAGCCGCATCGCCAGCCGCGCAGCAGAGAGCGTGGTGTCGCCAACGGCGCCGCCAGTCCCGGCGAGGTTGTTGTGCTGCGTCGAGAACAACGCGAAGCCATCGGCCATCACGGGATTACTCACCAGCAGGGCGGCGAGCTGAGCGTTCTCGAACTCAGCCGCTTGAATCGACAACTGTGCTCCGATATCGGCGAAAACGGAAATGTCGTCGTTAATTTGCGCGGCCCGCGTAATCGCGAACACGCCGGCGTAGCTTGCGATGGCGTAGGACTCCGGCTTCACGTCGGATTTGTCGACGCGCTTGAACTCGCCGTGCTCGTTCACTTTTTGCAGCGGTCCCATGGGACTGTTGCGGTAGACATGTTTCTGTCTGAAGTCATTCACGGTGGCGGCGCGGGCGAGCAGCTTCAACCCGCTGGGCACGATCAGATACGCCGGCAGCAGTTGCTTGTTGAACAACTCGGCCAGGAAGTTCCCGTAATCTGACGTGGTGTGCATCGCGCCCCAGCGCTGGAATATCTGGTCATCATTGCCCAGCGTCGAGACGCCGGCCACGCGCAGAAACTCGCGGCCAACGTCTGCCAGGCGGCGGGTGACCCACGGACGCGCATCGTCGCGCAGCTTGATTCGCGGGTTGACACGATACGCCACGGCGTTCAGCATGCGATCCATGAAGGTGTCGCCTTCATCCCGCACCACCACGGCACGCGCATCGATACGCGGCGACGAATCGCGCAAATGCGTCAGCATCTCGGCACGGGCGGCTTCGACGGTGATGCCATCGCGTGTCGCGATCTGCTCCGCGAAATTTTCGTTGATACCCAGCAGCGCGGCTGCGCTGCGGATCTGATCGGGCACTGCACTCATCGTTTCCTCGCTTTCCTCCGGGTCGCATTCGCACCCGTCTTCACCCAGGCAGTCGCACTCCTCCTCATCGGCACCATCGGCCCGCGTGCGGGCGCCAGGATCCGCAGCCACGGCGGTAAAGCTGATTTCCGCCGGCCTCCAGCGGATGGCCGTTTTGGTGCGGTTGCCGCTCGCGTCCTTCTCGGTGGCCCATTTGCTGACGCTATAGCCAACGCTCACGCGGCTGACGATGCCATCGGCCACGTCGCGCATAACGGCCTGCGCCTCTGGACGCTCGGAGAATCGCACAGTGGCAAGTCCTTGAGTGCCATCAACAGATGCATCCTGCACGACGCCTAAAATTTCATTGACACTGCGGCGATTATGAGAATTCAACAGCGGCCCGCCGCGAAGCTCGCTAAGGTCCACGGCTTCCGGCGCCAGCGACAACCGCTCGACGAATCCGCCCTCGAAGTCATACCGCTGCACCGGAGCGCCCGTGCTCCAGATGACAGAGACACTGCGCTTATCAGGGTTGAAGCTACTCGGCGCGAGAGTAGCTTGACGGGTGAGCAGTTTACTGGACTTTCGCATCTGATTGCTCCGAATCCAGTAAAAGGTACCGTTTACGGTGCCCCCTGCGGATATACCCGGCGAATAATGCGGCAGTAAGCGCACGCACCAGACTGACCTCCAGAAATAGTGTCGGCGGCGTCAGAGTCGCCTGCCGCGTAGGTAGCTTACTACTGGACTTTTGCCTCACTAGGTTGCTCCAATCCTTGAAGAGTTACTTTGCGTGGATCACTGTCGAGAACCAGGCCCAAGTTATCGGCCCGCGCGTTATCGGTGGCGAGCTCGTCGTCGAGAGCCTCAATATCCAGCCCAGTGACACGCACGGCCTCGGCACGAGATATCAGACCCGCGCGAATCCTCTGGATTACGCTCTGCGTCTCCATGCGGCTGTCCAGCGTGGGGATCGGCACGCCCACCCAGCGCACCGGCGCTGTCAGTACGGCTTCCGGCAACTGGCCCGTCGCCACCATGATGCGAGTCCACCAGCGCCAGACCGGGCGGCAGAACTGCGGCGCGAACAGGTTCTGGACGATGGCATCGCATCGCCGCTGGAAAGATAAAAGGCCCTCGCGCCCGCTGGCGAACGACACCTGACCCAGATCGCCAGACAGCAGTTCATACGGCACTCCCAGCGCCGATGCAATGGCCCGTAGCTGCGTCGATATGAACGGCGTGTAGCCTTGCGTCGGATCGGGCGGCGTGGTGAATGAAACTTCGTCGCCGGGCCGCAGTCTCGCCAGACTACCCGGCTCAAAATCCGTGGTGCCCTGATCCGTCATCAGGAACGGCGTGCCATCGGCGCTTCTGACGAAACCGCAGAACAGCGAGCCAGTCCGCGCCCGCACGAGCGATGCTTCCAGAAACGCACGCAGCTCGTAGAGATTCACCAGCGCCGGCGCAAGCCATGACGTGCCCCGCTCGAATCCCGGCTGCAATGGCGCGAACAAGTGAATCACGCGATCCGCCGGCACGAACACACTGACCGGATTCAGCGGCTGTGCTGGATTCTTCGAGTACAGCCAGTAGCCGATGCGCCGGCCCTCGGCGCCATACTGGATGCCGCCCAGTATGTCGATGCCGTTGTCGCGGCTGGAGTCGAGGAACTCGCTCGGCAGGATCTGAATCTGTAGCTGCGGACCAGGCCGTATCAGGGCCAGACACTCGCCATCCACCAGACAAGCCTGGAACGCCTCGGCCTGTTGGCCGTAGAAGTGTGTGCGTCCGGTAAAGTCCGAATCCTCCACCCACTGGCTCCATAGCGAATGCACCCGGGTACGCAGCGCGGCATCGCTCAGCGTCAACATGGGTGTGACGCCCGTCGAGATCACGTGATCGCGCAACAAGTGCACGGCGCATGTGGCCCACGTGATATTTCGGAACGCATCGCGGCTTCGCGCCTTCAGCAGCGCCGGCGCCAGAATCGTGGCAAAGTCGGTCGATGCCGGCCACCAGTTCTTGAGCCTATCGCCGCCCTTCGCCGCATCCCACGCCATGATCGACGTAGACGATCCGCCGGCGCCGCCAGACCACCACAGGTCCCACGTCTGGCGAGCCAGCATGCCGATACGCGCGAGTGGTGCGGGCAGCGTCATGACACGGACTTCTTGCCCTTCTTGAGGTCCAGGTTCCGCTGAATCTGCTCGGCGAGCATCTTGCCGAGGACGAACGCCTCGACATTCGGCAGTCCGATCGCGGGATAGCCTTCGGCCTCGATGACGACAAACTCGCCGTCAGGCGTGCCACTAACCGAGACGGGTAGTGGGCCATCTACGGATTGTTTTTGCGGTGGTGCGGTGGTCGGCGACTCATGGCTCATAGCGGCTCCTTCCGCGCCCGCCACCGGCGTCGCCTGCCGGCTGCGGACATAAGGTTTGCCGTTCCCAGTTATTATTCCATCAGCCGATACGCGGATGCAACAATTTAGTCGCCGTTACTAAGTCGTATCGAAAAATCAGTAGGACATCCTCTTACTGCGCACCACATTCGGCGGCGCCGGCGGCCCGTTGACCGGCGCGGCTGTCTGTGGCTCAAGCAGCACCTCAAACTGGCGGCAGTATTCGTTGATGTCCAGACCCGCGAGCAGGCGTGAATGCAGGGCGGCCACAGCCAAAGCGCGGCAGTCGCCGGCTTCGTTCCGCGCCCGGGCACTGTTCACCCACTTGCGCTGGCCTTTGCTGTAGGTCAGCTTCTCCGCCAGCAGTTGCTCGTACCATTGCCGCTCCCGCGCCAGCGGAAAGTGCAGATACCCGGCGCCCGGCGCGGCAATCTTCAGCCGATTCGCGGTCCACAGCTTCGCCTCGTCTGACGAGATCAGATACAACGCGTCTTTTTTGCGGCTCCAACTCGCTCGCCTCGGCCAGATCGGTTTTCCCCAGCCATTGCTCAATCCCTTCGTCGCATAGATCCGCGCAGCGTGCCGATGCCGGCAGAACTCGGCAACCTCGGACGTGCTGAAGCCGCAGTCGATCGCGACGGCCTGCAACTGCAGCGGCATGCCGGAAGCATGCGGCCAGTTTCTCGTGAGCAAGCCGTCCAGCCGATTCCAGACTGCCGGCTCGGCGATGTCGCCGTACAACACGAGGTAGTGCACACTCCAACTCTCGAAGTTCCGGCCCCAGCCGACGATCTCCACTTCGAGCCGATCCGCCTGGCAGTCGCAGCCAGCCGTCAGGAAACAAGCGCCAGCGGGCACGGTGCCCTCGGCGTATGTCTCCGCCCGTGTCATCAGCGCCTCGGGCGGCGGCACCTCCAGCGCCGGCGGCGAGTACGGCAGGCCCAGCGAGCAGTTCTGAAAGACCCGCTCCCGTTCCGGCACGCCCCTCGCGGTCTCATGGCGGCGCAGCAGATCCCTCCAGGAAGTCCACGGCGAATACAACTGCGAGAGATGGTATCCGCGTGTATCCGATTCGCACATGGACGTAGGACGCCATCCGCCCGCCTCCAGCATCGGCAGCTTGTCGCGCTCGGCAATATCTTCCCCGCAGATCTGACAGCGGTACACGGCCTCGCCGGCCTCTAGCCTCAGATGCTCGAACTCCAGCACAATAGCGGCGGCGCAGTGCGGACACGGCACGTAGTACCGGCGGCGATCGGTGGCGTCATATAGCCGTTCAATCCGGCTGAGTCCCTTCTCCGTAGGCGTGCTGATGAGCAGCACCCGCTTCGCTGTGCCGTAGGATTCGGCCCTCGCCATCGCCAGATCGCACGGGTCGCCTTCGCCGCCCACGTCACCCGGATACCCGTCCACTTCATCGAGCAAGATGATTCGCGCAGGCAAGCTTCGCAGCGATGATGGCGAATTGGCACCCGTGAGAATCAACGCTGCGCCGCTATGAAACGCCTTGAAGAGCTCGCTGGCTACCAGCTTCCCGCCGCGAGGCACGGTGGCGAGCGCCTTCAATGCTGGCGAAAGCTCGATCATCTCCGCGAGACGCTGGCGCGAGAATCTTCTGGCCATTTCCAAAGATGGCTGCACGGCCAGAATGGGCGATGGCGCCAGATCCAGGTGGAAGCCCAGCACGTTGAGCAGAAACTCGGACGCGCCCAACTGGGCGCCTTTCATGATGACGACAGTCTGCACACCAGACGCGGGCGACAGAGCATCCATCGGCTCTCGCCAGTATGGCGTGCGAATCACGCGGTACGGCCCGCTCAGGCGGCTGCTATGACCGAGAACGCGGCTGCTCTCGCTCCAAGCCGTGATGCCGATGTCCGGCGGCGGCGCGGCAGCGCGGCAGGCCTCGCGGTAGATGGCGAGAACACGCTCAGAGAGTTCCACGCGCCACCGCTTCGAGTAAGTCCCGCACCTCGGCGTCCACGATTTTGCGCAACTCTTCTGCAGTCCGTCCGGCGCCACGGGTGGCTATCCTATCGCCCATGCCCATGGCCCGGTCCCGCAATGCGGCCATCGCTGCGGCCCAGCACGCCCGCACGTCGGCGGCACTGAGTAATTTTCCTTCAAGTACGTTCGCCTGCAATTCGCGCATTCTGGCTAAGGCTTCCTCTTTTTTCAGCCGTGCCTCGCCAATGGGTGAAATTGGCCGTCCCATCGAAACTCTCCAGTTTGGGTCGAACGTCTATTTTGTTATACGGCAACAAGTAACTACAGTTGCCGTCTGCCCGCAATCCTTTCATCAACCAGCCATCGAGCTTAACCGTAAATTCGATTTTCATGCGGGTGAGTCGTTGGCTGGTGCAGGCGGCTATGCCGGCGACCGGGCACCCTCCGGGAAGGACCCGGACGGCAGGGGGTCTGCATAGATTCATCGCCAGCACGCACGCCGTGAGCTACAGAACGACGCAGTGACCCGCGCATAGCTACGGGACTTCCAGCCTGCCGTGCGCGTGGAGAGCCCGCAATCATGCGCGTTGATGATAGTTGTTCACAACGATATTCTCGCGCTGTGTTCTTCGACCGCCCAGCGCAACTCTGCGATGGCATCCAAGAACTGCTCTACTGTGAACTCAGGATGGCGCAGCCAGTAGTCATTCACATGCGCGATCAGTTCCTCGCGCAGTTCCGACACTGAGCCAGTCTTTGGTTTCACGCGTAGCCGCCGCAACCGCACCACAGCCTCGCGTGTCCGCATCTTCCGCTCGCAGATCTGCCGTGCGGCTTCGCGGATAGTATCGGGATCGACAAGGCGTCCCAACTCCGACACGATGGTGTTCTTCGTTCCCTTTTGCGTCGATGGGTCGCCAAGCCACGCGAACGTTACCTTGTTGGCCTCCTCCTGCTCTGCGTCGCCATCGGGCCATAGGGCACCCATAGCCTCGTAGAAGTAGTACTCGTTCACATTTGCCCGTCGGCTGGAATGCTGAAACATACCGGCGGCGCGTCGGCATCTCTTCTCCAACTCCGGGTTCATCACTGGCGGTCTGCCCCGTCGCGGCTTTTCGGAAAAGTTTTCCGATATTCCCTTGGTGGTTTCTTGGGCCGATTCGTGAGTCATGATTTCCTCCCGCGCGAAGCTACTTTCTTCGTTTACTTCGTAAAACTATATAGTTCGTTTCATTCGTTTCTTCGTTGACGGTGTCTGTATACCGCTATGTGAGTTTTTGCTCAGTTGCCAGATAGATACCCTTTACGAAGAAACTGAATAAACGAAGAAAGCCTCATACAGCCCAATAGCGGGTGACCGGTCTCCCGCCACTGTGCTCGGTTGTGGAGCGCATCAACCCGTGTTCTACCAGGGCGCCGATGGCGCGGTCGAGTTCCGCCGCAGGCTTATTGCGCCCGAAGTGGTTCTGGATCTCCAGCCTGCTCAGTCCCGCCGCGCCCGCCGCTCGCAGCGCCCGCAAAGCCTCATCCGCCGTGGGATCGCCCAAAGCGTCGCCCCAGATGAAGCGTGCGGAATCGTAGCAGTACTTCGAGACCACGGCCAAGCCAGCGCGGAGATGCTCCTCGCAGATCTCTTCCGACCCGTCTAAGAGCGCATAGTTCAGGCTCGTGCGGATGGTGTTCGCCTCCATCCGGTTAGTCACATCGCCGAGCAGTCCTGGCCGTGCGGCGCTCAGATCGTGGTATGTATCTCTCCACAATGCACGTGCGGCTTGATCCATGTATACCCGCGTGAAACCCATCTTCCGGGCGAATTCGGTTGCGCGTGAGATACGACGTATCACAGGTGCCAGATCCGGCGAACCACCACCTTCGGGTAACTCCTTAGATCTCGCGGCGCATGTCCAAAGCATGCGGTTAGCAAATCCGTTTGCCAGTTCGGTATCGTTCAGGCGCCGGCGCAGCTCGTCGCGGGAAATATGCGCGACCAGGCTCACGTGTGCTCCTTTGACGGCCACCTTGTCCTGCCGGGTTTTGATGGACAACAGGCCGGTGTCGTAGGCATCCCTGATGACCGCCGAGAGCGTCGTGCCTTCTCTCGAAACGATGGCCAACAATCGCGCCAGCTCAGCCTCCTGCACGAGGCAGCGCTTATCGGCGCCCTCACCGCCAATTGCGTCGATGAGACCCTCGCCCGAGCCGAGTCCTCGTATGATGCAGTTCTCAGTCCAGTGCTCATCGACGGCCCCGAGCACGCTGCGAATACGGCCCCAGGCTGTTCCCTTGCGGCCCTTGCTACTCGCACCCACGATCACTACATAGATATTCGTGTGGTGATAGTCGGCCTCGACAAGGTAGTAGGGACCACGCCCGATCATGGAGCCGAAGGCGGCGAGGAACTGCAACAGCAGCGCCGCCGGGTCGGCCTCCGAGTGCGGCTCTAGTAACCGGACCAGTTCGCCGGCTACGCCATGAAATGCGTCCTCATGGAGCGGATCCGGCCACTGCGGCACGGCTGGCGGCGCCTCCGGCGCATGTCCGTTCTCAGCTTGCAGCTTGCGCAGCGATTCCACTGCGAACGTTATTAATTTCTCATTGGTATCAGCTCGCGAAAGAGCGCCCGTGGCCACCGAATCCCCCAAAAAGACGAGACGCCGCCGCACGGACTTTTCCTTGACGACGCGGGCGTAACTGACGGGATCAACGATGCAAGTATCGAGCGAATTGAGATAATCGAGCCCACCGACGCCTTTACGCTCGCCATATCTTTCCAGTTCCTCGGCCAGCGTCACGCTGTTGACTCTAATCCCTCGATCATCGAGCTCCAGCGCCCGGCGATATATCCGCTGGTGCTTGGGGAGCCAGAAATCATCGGCCTCCAGCGGCAGAGCGCGAATTCCAGGCAGGTTCTTCGAGGAGTCGACCAAGATGGAGCTCAAGACGAACCCCTCGGCCTCAAGGTTTACCGGCAGCCCGTTGCTCAGGTCTGGCGGCTGGCGGCGGTCTTGTGGTCTACTTGGTGACATAGGTCAACAAACAAAACTGGTGCGCCGCGTTTCGGACTCGACCTCGGGGCGCGGCGCCGCCCAGACGCGCGGCGGGTGTTCTAGTCTGCTTAAGTCTTGCCGCAGTTATTGATCCACTCGATCAGCGCGGCACGCGGAATCAAATAGTTTTTTCCCACGCGAATGCTCGGCATAGCGCCGGATTCAAGCAACTCATAGGTCGCAGCGACACCGAACCCTGTGATCGCCGTAGTTTCCTTCGGCCTCAGCGTCAGGCAGGCATCGCTGGACTTGCGCCGATTGCGTCCGATCGTTTTCTTTTCCATCTGATGTTACCTTGTGCTACTCTTACTCACACACTGACAGTTCAGGCTATTGAGTGTCAGTGAGATAGTCAAGGCTAGTTAGTTGACTTACTAGAAATAGCTGAATTCTTGAATGCGTATTTGCTTTAAAACAAGCGGGAAAGCGGTATTTAGTATTTGGTTAAAAATCACACATGGTGACCAAAAAAAATGACAGGAACGATTATTCAGCACAAGCCAAAGAAAGGCAGGAAGACTTTCGGCTATTCGATTTTTCTCGGGCGCGACGAAACCGGCAAACAATTGCGCCAGGTAAGGCGCGGTTTTTCGACCGAGAAGGAAGCGCAAAGAGCTTTACGCGATGCTCTCGAAGAGCTTGAGCGGACGCCGGCGCCGCAGCGGACGATGCCCACGTTCCGCGAATTCTACGCGCGTTGGCACCAGGAAGTCGTCATGCGCATGCATGGCACCAAGACCTACGAGAACTCCCACCAGCACGCTGAATACGCCATCCGGCGGTTCGGCGATACGCCGCTCGATCAGCTAACGCCGGAGCAACTCACCAGGGACATGAACTGGCTCGAAGATCATGGCGGGAAGAAAAGCAAGCTGCACCCGGATGGCAGGCCGCTCTCCTCCGATTAGACACGTCGAATTCGCCACGCAGGCCGCACTCGAACAGGCGGTGATCTGGGACATCATTCCGCGCAATCCCATGAAGCGGGTGAAAAAACATAGGCGGGCGAAAAAGACCGGGGACGCTCCGGTGGCGGATCAAACCGGCTTGGAACGGTTTCTGAAAGTGGTGGCCGGAACCAGTCTCTATGCGCCCGCCATGGTGGATGCGGCCACGGGCATGCGCAGGGGCGAGTTGCTGGCGCTCGCCTGGACCGACCTGGACGAGGACAAATCCACGTTGTCGGTGTCGAAGTCGCTTTCGCAAACCAAGGAATTCGGCTTGAAGGTGAAAGCCACCAAATCGAACAAGCCCCGGCGTTTTCACATCGACCAAGATGTGGTGGAAGTTTTACGCGAGCACCGGCGGGAGCAGGACGAGCACCGCAAGCTGTACGGAGCCGATTATCGGAACGATCTCAATCTGATTTTCGCCAGACCGGACGGCTTCTACCTTTCGCCGGACAAATTCGGCACCAGAGTCAAGGTGGCGCTGCGCAAAGCCGGTCTGGGAAACCTCTCCCTGCACTCCCTGCGTCACAGCCACGCCAGCCAACTGCTCAGCGATGGAGTGCCCCCCGCCGCCGTGGCCCAGCGATTGGGGCACGCCAGTGCGGCGATCACGCACGCGATCTATGAGCACTGCATGCCCGCCGACAATGAAGCGGCGGCGATCGTCTGGAACAACGCCATGAAGGGCGTGATCGAAGCCAGCCGTCAGGAGCATTCTGTACGGAAGCGCAGGTTATCACAGGTTATCAAGGGCAAGGAAAAAATCGCGGTAATCCCCATGCAATCAGCGAGTTAATCTGGAGCGGGAGACGGGACTCGAATCCGTTTACCGTAGTTACTCCTCGTAACACCTCACCACACTTCGTTTATTTTCAATGAGGTATGACGACGAAAATCACTTCTCGTCATACCTCGTTTTGCAAAATCTAGGAAAGTCTAGGAAATGCTCTCATCCCGTACGGCGAACTTCGAAACCAAAATGGCTTTAGTGGTAGCGCCAATGGGATCGAAATCTGTATAGCTCCGTAGCCGGCGCATGATACTCTTGCGCCGCGTGGAATCATTTCATAAGCAGCCGTGCGTGCGCTTATGCTCGGATAGCAGTTCAAAAGCGGCGGCGGCTTCTTTTTTACTTGCTTCCAAATCCGCATCGGCTTTAAGAAATTCTGCCTCGTGCGAGTGTCCGTACTTGGCCGTTTTGCGGAGATGGGCCGCCAACTCGCGTGCGTGATGCAGCTTTTCTTCCCAGACTCGTTTCAAGCGGCGTTGCTCTTCGCATAACACTTCGGGCGCTTCTTCCATATCTGGTGAAACTATACAGCAATGTGCCATCAACCGTGGCGGAACTGTCCAGCCGTCGCGAAAAAACACGGAGGCGTGTAAAACTGACGCCGGCCAGGCTCCGGTGACGCTGGCTCCGGCGTGAAAACGCCGCACCGAACCTGAAGGAAAATCCGCGAGCATTCGTAAAACGGGTACTGCCTGGAAATTGCGTTGACAGGGAAAATGACGTTTATCGCTGGCCTAAGAGCGCCCTTATTTGGCCTGTTGGATTAAGCGAGGAGGTGCGCAGCCGTGCGTTTCCTCGTGGGCGATGACAGCGTACTTCAACTCTTCCATCCGCGCCCCCGTCTCGGTGATCTGCTCCGTAAATCGAAAGCCCTCGCCACGCATCACAGCGAGTGCCTGAGCCGAGTTCATGCGGTTGTAATCAGAAACAGCGTGGGCGAAGGCAAGCATCAGACGATGCCTCTCAATACAGGCAATTGGAACCGGTGCGGTTGCCACTTCCCTACATTATAGATCCGTTAACTTTGAGCGCCACCCGGCGAACGCTGCCTAGCAGCGGAGAATGTCTTACACCATACCAGTAATATAATGCGCCACGCTAAACCTCTCGCGTGGTGCGCCGGAAACGTTCGAATGTCGGGAACCGATTCCCCACGGGATGTATAATGCATGGAATTGAAGCCAGTCGTATTTGGACTGGAGGGCTATTAGATGTGGACAGCAGGCAGACGCCTGGGCCGCATCAGGCTCTCGAAATCGTCCGAGCTCAAACTCCTATTCAGCTTATCTTGGCCGATATTGAGATGCCCGAAATGCGGGGTACGCAACTGATCTGTGAAGTCGCTCGGCTCTCGCCGCACACCGCGAGTTTGCTGATGACTGGCGGTAACGCCAATCCGCCCGACCTGCCCGAAGGCGTAGCAGTAGTCACGAAGCCCTTCTCTACGGACAAGTTGATTCTTGCTGTTCAAGCAGCATTGGCCCTATCGGCTGAATTGAGTGCTCAACTGCGAGATCTGAGCGAGAAGGCGATCAAAATACGCGAGGAAAGCAGAAAACTCATATCCGAAGTCAAAGAGGTACGCGACGCAAAGGGCAAAATCCGGCAGGATTCATCGGACAAGCTGGAATAAATACGTGCTGTGTCAGTGAACCTAGCCTTCCTTGCCGGGTTCAATTCGATTTGCCATGCTTGCGATGTGCTCGTCCACTTTTTTCCGAGCTCGTTGATATTGCTCAAATGCCTGATGCTGTGCGTTTGCGAGGCGTTCAATCCGCTCGGTACTGTCGGGGTATGGTATCCCGGATGGCACATCTTCCGTAAGTTTCAGAAAAGCTCGCGAGGATTCCAGATATCGGCTTCGAGCTTCGTCCAGGTTTTTTGTAAGCGCATCTCGCTCGCTAACTATTTCGTTCGCCGATGAATCATCGGAACGCGATACAGCGGCTGCGCTGGACTGAGATACGAGCCCGTCAAGTTCGGCCGCAGCCTCGTTGCATAAGTCGTGCAATCTCTTAATTTCGCTTAAGAGTCCTAAAAATTCTTTCGAAATATGCTTATGCCTGCCCAAGAGTGCCACAGCATCAGAGTATTCGCGCGCTCGTATCGCGTAACGTTCTATAACCTGGCGTCGCAGCATAAGATGGTTCCCCATTCGAGAGATGATTCCGCATTCGACTTTAGCCGTCAATACGCTCAGAGGGCAATCGAGAAGAAACCCCAATTTTCTATTATTAGTTGTGTGCGGAACGCGTTACGGTGTCATTTTAACCAAACGGATGTATTGTCGCGTACGCTTACGACGAAAACAGGCGTTAACAGATTATTACAGACAGAGGGTGGGCCGATTTTCTGCGCACTTTCGTCGGGAACCGCTCGCGCTGGTATCTACGCGATATCGCCCTCGTGAAGAAATCTCACTTCAGCCAACTATAGGGCCCCTAACCGTACTGGACCGAGCAACGCGAAAAAATGGGGCCTGGGCCACAGATTTATCGATATGGTCGATAAACCGCGCGCCCAAGCGCGCAGTAATGCAGCAGTATGCAAACGCGGCTGATGTGATCAAGAGTGACGGAAATCCGTCACTCTTCATTGACTACATATGGCAGCTTGATATCATCCACCGCGCGCCGGAATCCGACTGGCCAGGCTGGTCGAGGCGATGTTCAAAGGCGAATGAAGGAGACAACCGAGGAGCCGTCGAGACGGTCAAAGGTTTCGAGATAAGGAGGCGTTATAATCTTGCATAACGTTCAATTTTCGGGACCGCACAGCGGGGCGCATGCGGAGAGGCCGCTCCGCGCTGTCGCCGCAGGCCCGGGCTGGGAGCAACCAGCAAAGTCAGCGGCGGTAGTCGGCGGCAGCGTGGCAGCGACTCGAGGTTGGCAACCGGCATTTTGGACGAAACGCCGCGTTAGCGGAAAGTTGTGGAGTGACCTACTTAGGCCAAGCCTGGGCCTCCAGAATTCCAACTCGTTACCTCCATCCACGACCGACGTGATCAGATGACCAGACGCTCGCCCTCACCGTAAAGCCACCCCCAGCGGTTCTGGAAGAGGCCCGCTTACGACCGACTCGCAGAGCGGCACTCCGACTGCGCTGGTTCGGCACCAGCCGCCCGTATTCTCGGTAGGAAAATGTCGAACGTCGTGCCCTTATTCGGCGCTGTATTCACGATGATGCGGCCGCCGCTCTGCCGGACGATTCCGTATACGGTGGAAAGTCCCAGTCCGGTTCCTTGATCACCCTTCGTGGTGAAGAACGGCTCGAATAAATGCTCCTGCACCTCTTCGCTCATCCCCACGCCGGTGTCGCCCACGCTCAACTCCACATAAGAACCGGGCTCGACCTCGGCCAGCGGCGGAGGGAGGGTCTCGCTGATCTCTACGTTCCTGAGAGTGATGGACAGCTTGCCTCCGTTTGGCATTGCGTCGCGCGCGTTCACCACCAGGTTCAGAACTACCTGGTGTATATGACCAGCATCGGCAAGTACCAATCCCAGTGACGGCTCTAGATTTGT